AAGCCGCTGCAAGCCGTCTGGCTCAGTCGGTAAAGAATCTAGGACTGGCCTTCGAGACTCCAGCGATCGAAGCGTTTATCGAGCAGTTATCTCGCGCCTCAGGCGTTACAGATGATCAGCTACGTCCGGCCATGCAGAGACTATTGCAGACCACAGGCTCACTTGCTAAGTCTACGGAGTTAATGAACCTTGCCCTAGAAGTCAGTAGAGGCTCTGGCGTAGATTACGAAACAGTAGTTAACGATCTTTCAATGGCCTACGTGGGACAGACTAGAGGTCTTCGTAAGTACTCGCTAGGACTTACTCAGGCAGAACTTAAGACGGCAACCTTTGCCGACGTTCAGGAGAAGCTGAACAAAACTTTCACAGGTGCTAACGCGGCTTACCTTGATACCTATGCAGGCAAATTAACGCTTATCCAGACAGCGGCAGGAGAAGCGCAGGAGACTATCGGTAAAGGTCTCGTAGATGCGTTCTCAATCCTAGCAACAGATACGGGAAGCATCACAGAACTTACAGAAGCAATGAACAGCTTCGCAGAAGGCACGGCTACCGCCTTCCGTAACGTAGCAGTCCTAATCAGTAACCTAGATAAGTCTATGCAGGCTGGCATGGGACTCGTTGGAGTACTCGACAGAATTACGGGCAGTAACTTCGTTAAGATATTTGGCGGCGCATTTGGACTACTTTCTACAAAGGGAGCTGGCACATTCAGCAGCTTCACTACTCCAGGCATGGGCGGTTACCCTAGCTCTGCCCTAGGTGGCACTTATGTAGATCCTAATCAAGCCAAGCGCGATAAGTCAGAAAGAGATGCGGCTAAGCGTAATAAAGAGATCGCTAACCTACAGAAGAAAACTGTAGACATGCAGAAGAAGGCTAACGCTCTTACCAAGGCAGCTAAGACTATCGATCTTGATCGTATCAGCGTCACAGCCGCCCTTCGTGGCAAGATCAGCGAGACCGATCGCCTATCCCTTAATCTTCAATTAGCCTTGCTCGATAAGAATGAAGCGCAGGCTAACAAACTATCAGCAGAACTTGAAGCGGCAACCAAGCGCCAACAGGCTCTCAACGCGGCTCTATTGGCTACCCCAGAAGCGCCGAACCCTTATCGTAATTGGAAAGTGCCGACCTTAGATTTCGGCGGCAATGTCTTAGGCACACCCGTACCTAACTTCGTGCCACCTAGTTATGCAATGCCAGAAACCTTCGGACAGCAAGGTGGACTCCCAGCAGGAGTAGTTGCTGGAGTAAACCCTATGCCTCCGATTAATATTAAAGTCGAGGTTGCAGGCGAGGCAGTATCGGCTGTTATTACTCAGCAACAGACTAACGAATCTTTATCTGGATCTTTCGTCAACGTAAACCGCCTCGGTAGATTCGCGAATACGCCCGTCGCAATATGAGCCTTCCAGCCACGATCTCGGTCTCCTTCGACTTTAGCCAAGGTGCTACATTCGGCTTCCCGTTTACGATCGGTGATCCAGTTAACGGCATCATCGGCGTATCTCAATTCGCATCAAGTGAAGTCCCAGAGCCCGTCATCGATCTCAGTTCACAGACTCGCCAAATTACTATTAGGCGCGGTCGCAATATCATGCGAGATACCTATGAGTCAGGATCTTGCACAGTTCGAGTTATAGATGAGAATGGTGACTTCAACCCACAGAATCCAGCGAGCCCATACTTCGGCTATCTGACTCCACTTCGTAAGATCCGCGTAGCAGCTACTACTCCAACTTCTCAAGCCTTTCTTTTCTCTGGTTATGTAACAGACTATAAGTACACCTATCCACAGGGGCAAGAATTAGGTTATGTCGATATCACCTCCTCGGATGCATTCCGCTTATTCGCTATGGCTAACGTCTCGACAGTCGCGAGTGCAACCGCTGGCCAGACTACTGGAACACGCATTGACAAGATTTTAGATCAAGTGGGATTTCCTTCATCGATGAGATTTATCGACACAGGAACTACAACAGTCCAGGCAGATCCAGCCACTACCCGTACATCTTTACAAGCTCTACAGGTGGCCGAGTTTACAGAGCAGGGCGCGTTCTTCGTCCGAGCAGATGGAGAAGTAGAGTTTAAAGATCGCTCAGATGTGGTCGGTTCTCTCGCGCCAGCACCGATTCAGTTTAATCAGACCACAGGGATCCCATACTCGAACCTTCGTTTCGCCTTTGATGATAAGCTCATAATTAACTCATCGACCATGAAGCGAGTCGGTGGGGCTACAGTCACCGCTAATAACTCCGATTCCATTGCTAAGTACTTCCCTCATGGCATGAACGTAGAAAACTTGATTGCTCAGACAGATGCTCAAGTTCAAGACATTGCCAGCATCTACGTCGCTACGAGAGCAGAGACAACGATCCGAATCGATGCCATGACTGTCGATCTATTGGATACAGCCGTGCCAACCGATACGATGATCGGGCTTGAGTACTTCGACAATGTAGAGATCACCAACGTACAGCCAGAGGGATCAGTCATTGTTAAGACCTTGCAGGTTCAGGGATTGGCATGGGATATTACCCCCAACAGTATGAAGGTGACAGTTACAACACTTGAGCCTATAGTAGAAGGATTCATATTAGGATCTGCAAATTACGGTATAATCGGACAATCCATCTTGGGATACTAGGAGAAAACAATGGCAACAGGCTTTCCAGCGACGACAGGCGACATCTTTACAGCTGCCGACTATAACGGTCTAGTAACCTTTGAGGTCAAGGCAGACCAGATAGGTGATTACACGCTTACCCTTGCCGATTCCTATCAGGTTCTAGTGCCTATGAACAAGGCCACAGCCATCGCGCTAAAGATTCCTACCAATGCAACAGCGGCTATCCCTGTCGGCTCTGTAGTGACTATTCTTAATAAAGGCGCAGGCACTTGCACAATTTCAGCAGTAACCTCTGGCACGACTACAATTCTTTCAGCAGGCGCAGTATTGGCTCAGCCTACCCTTGCACAATATAAGAGCGCTGCATGCATTAAGACTGGCACCGATACGTGGTACATCGTCGGAGCCATTGCATAATGCTTAACATCGTCGCAGCCATACATGACTTAAAAAAATTCGGGCCAAGTGCTACGGGTGGCAATGAAGTGAAAAGCGTGGGCGGATACAATTACCATTTCTTTACAGGGAATGGGAGTATAGTTTTTTCACGCGGCGGTGATATTCAGATTACATCAATCGGTGGCGGTGGCGGTGGTGGTAACAATCTTGCAGGCGGTGGTGGTGCAGGTGAGTTAGACATCTGGACAACATTTAATGCAGGGGTTGCGACTTATCAAATTGTTATCGGCAATTTCGGTGCACAATCTGCCAGCGGTGGCACTACTACATTCAACTCTACAACTGTCACATCACTCGGTGGTGGTAAAGGTGCCGACTTTGGTGGCGCGGTAACGGCTGGCGGTTCAGGTGGTGGATCTAGCGGAGCTTCAACAGCGGCAGGTGGCGGAGCAAGTGGAAGCAATACATTTGCAGGTGGAACAAGTTATCGTGCAGGCAATGATTTTCTTGGCGGTTCAGGTGGTGGTGCGACGGCGGCAGGCGTAGCCTCAGGCGCCAGTAGTCTAGGTAACGGCGGTGCAGGTTACACATTGACAACAATCGACAGTAATTTGACTTCGGCTAATTTTACAAGCCTTTCGGGTATGACAGTCGTAGCTTCGGGCGGTGGCGCAGGCGGTGGTAATAATGCCGGCGTTACTCCTAGCCGAGGACTTGGCGGTACGGGTGCAGGTAGTGGAGGCGTGACAACAAATTCGACAACAAACTTCGCGGCAAGCGCAGCAACTTCTTATGGTTCTGGCGGTGGCGGTGGCGGTTGGGATTCCAGCGGAAACCAAAATGGCGGCGCAGGATTCGCTGGTCTAGTTATTGTTAGGTATCAATTATGAAAAATTTCGCACTCTTAGACGAAAAGAATTTCGTCATCAATATTTCAATCGCCGATGAAGATTGGGACAGTTCAGGTTGGGTTGAATACTCAAACTCCAATCCCGCAATAATTGGTGGAGATTATTACGAAGGGTTATTCTATCCACCAAAACCTTTTGATTCTTGGTCTAGAGATAATGGCAACTGGAAACCGCCAATTCCTAAACCTGAGGGGCTAGGTTTTTATTATTGGTCGGAAAACACTAAAACTTGGTTGGAAATTTGATGTCAAATAATTTTAAGCGATGGGAATGCTCTAATGAAGCCCATACTATCTAAGGCAGGGCAACAGCTTAGAGAGCAATTCGATGACACCTTCCCAGATCGTGATAGGCGTTCCGATGGCTGGATCGGCGATCTCCGTCATTCAGCGCGTCCTAGTGATCATAACCCTGATTCAGAAACAGGGGTGGTTCGCGCCATCGATGTCGATAGAGATGTACATAAGTCAGGCAAGCCCGACCTCATGCCCGATATTGCAGATCAGCTTCGACTCGCGGCCAAGCGTGGCGAGAAGCGAATCTCTTACATCATCTTCGCAGGACGAATTGCATCGTCTCACATGGGCTGGCGCT